CGGGCCGCTCGAGCGGCGGGCGTGCACGAGGAGCGGACGAACCGGCAGCTCAGCCAACGCCCTCACATGAGTTTCTGAGGGGATGAGGGTGTGAGGGGTGGGAGCCATCGGGCCTCCGGGGGTCAGGCGCCGGGGACGGCGTCGGTGAGGGTGGTGTCGGCCGGGGCCGGCGTATCGGTGTCGGGCATGGGATCGAGGCCCTCGAGGTCGCGGACCTCGTCGACGGTCAGCCAGGCGCCACCGGCCAGGGCCGTCGAGTAGGCCTCGACACGGGAGGTGAGGTCGGCGCGGAGGAGCTCGGTGGTGTCGAACCGGGAGCGTTGGCCGGCGGGGGTGAGGTCGTCGAACGCCGCCTCGAACCGGTTGCAGTAGGCCCCGAGGCCGGTGGCCAGCCACCGGCGCATCTCACCCTCGACGGTTGAGTAGGTGAGTGAATCCCCGGAGGCGACGTTCACGAGTGAGGGGGGCATGAGAAACGCCCGGGCGATCTCGGCGTTGGCCACGGCGATCGACTCGACGAGCTGGGCCTCCACGGCCGAGGACCCGATGGCGGACACCTTGCCGTCCTGGTCGACCACGCCCGGTTCGTGGCGGCCGCCCATCGAGTCGATCAGCTGGCGTTTGATCGCCTGGGCCTGACCGGGCGCCAGGCGCTGGGCGACCTCGACGATCAGACTCGGGTAGCCGGCTTCCCAGAACGAGCCGGCCATGGCGAACAGCTCGGCGTACAACTCGAGGGCCCGGTCACACGCGGCGAGGGGGGCCTCACCGGGGGAGCCGGCGCGTTCGACCCGGTAGGGGATCCACACGACGTCGAGGCCGGGGGTGAGCTCGTCGCCGGCGAACCACACGGTGTCGAGGTCCCCGGTCACGGGGTCGAACACGGGGGTGGCGGCGCCCGGATCGAGGACCCGCACCGCGGCGGGGTTGCCCGCCGCGGTCCAATCGGTCACCCGCAGGAACGTGTAACCCCACCGGGTGAGATTGTTGGTGAGGCGGTGGAACGTGAGCCACCGGTACTCGAGCGGGTTCGGGCGCACCGTGAGCGGCGGCTGGCGGGGGAGCGGGCGGCGGCCCTGCAGGGTGATGAGCGGGAGTTGGCCGAGGGTGTCGGCCAACAGCCCTCGGCAGGCGACCACCACCGGGAGGGCGTACGGGTCGAGGGTGTCACCGGCGGCGCGTTGGGCGATCACCGCGGCGATGGCCGCCTCGATCGGGTTCGCCCGGGCCACCCCCGCCGGCGGTGGCGGGGGTGGGGTGGTGCCCGGCAGCGGTGCCGGTGGTGACGCCGGTGGTGGTGGAAGCGACCGGATGCCGCGGCGGCGGAGGCGGGCCATTGCCCTCGCACCGTGATGTAACCCTCTGTTCCCGTCCAGTGGCCGCCCGGGTACCTCGACGGGCGATCACCGCCGGCCGGGCCGCGCCGGCCTCTGACGGCCCTGGGTGACACACCGTCATGTCACGAGGGTGGCTAGGTGATGGTGGGGGGTGTCCTCGTACTGTCGGTGTAGGCCCAGGCGGCGAGCGCGCACGCGAGCATCGGGAGCACCTCGGGTTGCCGGCGGTCATACAGCCAGCCTCCGCCCGCACCCCGCCGGCGGGCCGCCGCGACCGCCGTGGTGAGGCGGTCGTCGTCGCGGTGGGCGACGGTGCCGGCGAGGACCCGGTCATGCCAGGCGCCCGACGCGGCGGCGACGTCGCGGGTGTTGAGCGGCGAGGTGGGCGCGGTGAGCTCGTCGAGCATCCGCCGCGAGGCGGCGACGGGGCCGCCGGCGTCCCAGGCGACGGCGAGGGGGTGATGCTCGGTGACGAGCTGGGCGAGGCGGTCGTCGAGCCAGGGGCCGTGGGGCCGGTCCTCGACGACCTCGACGACCAGGCGCCCGGCGGGGTCGGCGCCGGCGGCGGCGATGACGGTGCGGTCCCGCTCGAGCGAGGTCTCGACGGCGAACGCCGGCCACCCGACGAGCACGGCGGCCGGGTCGGTCGAGGCGGCCCAGGCGTCGACGAGGGCGGCGTCGACGCGCGCCTCGGGCCACACGCCGAGGTACTCCGCCGCGAACGCGTCGGGGGTCATCAACTGGTGATCGGTGCGCAGGGCGTCGAGGTTCACGTGGTGACCGAGGCCCGGGTGCGCCGCCCACCAGGTGGCCTCGTCGTCGAGGTCCCACCCCTCGGGCGCGCCGTACTCGACGTAACAAATCCCCGTGTCACGGCCCTCGGCCACGGCCTGGCGGCCGACGTCGCGCCAGCGGATCAGCCATTCCGAGTCGGTGTCACCGCTCGAGGAGGTGACCCAGAACTGGCCGCCGGCGCCGGTGGCGAGGGTGGGCAGGGCGCCGGCCTCGACGGCGAGGCCTTGGCCGAGGGTGAACTCGCGGGCTTCATCCACCATCACCAGGTTCGCGGCGAGCGAGCGCATGGCGTCGCCGTCGGGGGGGAGCAGCCGGAGCGCGGAGCGGGTGTGGCGCCACGTCATGGACTCGGAGCCGTTGGCCCGGCGGGTGGCGACGTACCGGCCGAGGGGGGACTCGTCGACCCACGGCAACCAGTCGTCGCGCCACATCGCCGCCGCGGTCTCCCGGCGGTGCGAGGCGTAGCAGGCCCGGCGGCCCCGGCCCCGGCGGCCGGCGTCGAGGCCCTCGGCCAGCAGCAGCACGCTCTTGCCGGCCCGGCGGGGGGCGATCAGACAGACACGGGAGTAGGCGAGGCGCCCGTCGGGGAGGACCTCGCCGGCGATATCGGCGAGGGCCCGCTGCCACGGGGCGAGGGGCCGGCCGAGGAGGGCGGCGAGGCGGGCGACGCCGGCGCCGCGGGTCGGCCGGTCACGGCGGGGTGTCGAGGTCCTCGGCGAACAGGTCGGCGAGATCGGCGAGGTCGTCGCCGGGATCACGGTTCACGAGGGCGTCGAGGACCGTGTGGTACCGGCCGATGAGCGTGGCCCGCGTGTAGCGCGACTCGTCCTCGTCGCGGCAGGCGGCGTCGAGCTCGTCGGCCGCCACCCGGGCGAGGGCCAGGAGGCCGGCGTCGATGTCCTCGAGGCGGCCCGTGGAGCGCATGGCCCGCACGGTGTCGTCCAGACCGCGGCGGATCCGGCCCGTTCGGCGACGGGTGGCCAGACCGGGGAGGCGGGGTTGGGTGCGCATGGCGGCCGATTCACGGGATTCTACGGCGGTTCTGTAACAGACCGCTCAGGGTTGGGGGGTGGGCACGGAGAGAGATTTCCGACGGAGGCGGCGGTCGCAGGGCCATCCTCCAAAAGCTGGCGGGCGCGGACCCACTCGTCATCACGGCGCCACCCCCTCGTTCTCGCCGCGATCCGCAGATGATGCCGGGCACCCCGGAACACATGGTTGCCCTGCCCTAGCTGGCCCATGGGTGGGTGGCCGCCCGGGATCGGGCCATTGCCGCCACCGTGCAGGGCGTACTGCACCAGGGCCAGGCGCTGCACCTCACTGAGCCGGGCCCTCGTCACCAGGTCCACGATCACGGCCCGATCCTCCACCTGGGCGTAGCCCTCGGTGCCTGTGCGGTAGGACCAGCGGCGATCCACCACCTCGGTGTCCACGGCGTCGAGCTCAGCGGACCAGCGGGCGTCACGCCCGAGGAAGCGCCACACCTCCCGGTCCATGTACCGCCAGCACCACGTCGTGAACGCCACCCCCGTCCCCGTGTCGATCCACGACAGACCCGCCTTCACGCACTGCTCGACGGCCACGGCCAGCACGTCGTCGAAGTCCCGGGCCCGCAGGTGCCAACCCCTCGAGCGCACGTACCGGCGGGCGAACTCAACCGGGTCACCGAGGAGCTCGAGGTTCGCCCTCATCCGCTCGAGGGCCTCGTCGCTCGTGTTCAGCGCTACAGCCACGGCGCCCGGTCCCACGTGTCGCACGACCACCGGCCGCATCCCCCGCGGTCAGGCCCCGCGCACCAGTGCAGACCGAACACGGTGATCCCCCCCGGTTGGTAGGCGCCGAGGGCGATCCCCTCGGCGAGGCGGTTGAACGCCATCGCCGTCCCGGGTGAGCCCGGGATCTCCACGCCATCGGTCCAGCGGGTGCGGGTGCCCTTGGACCGGTAGAGGATCTGGTCGCCGTAGTGGGCCACCGTCTCAGCACAGGCCTTCATGCGTGCATAGCGTTGGTCGGCGGTGAGCCGGCGGGACTCCCAGACCCACAGGGGCACGGCGGCCTCGAGGGTCGACACGATCGCCGGCCGCGCCGGGGACACCTCGTCGCCCTCTTTCACCGGCGGCCCTGCCAGTCGATGAGCATGAGGAACGCCAGGACCGCCAGGGCGGCGGTGACGATGATGACGAGCACGGCGGTGGTCTCGTCCATCACCACGCCCTCGAGGTGACCGCCGGTCGACGGGTACGGCGGGCGAGGCGGGAGCCGGCCGAGTAGTTGCAGGCGGGGCAGGCGGGGCGCAGCTCGCAGCACCGGGTGCCGGCCCGGTGGGCGTGGCGGGCCAGCGGTGGCACGTGGTCCACGGTGGTGGCCCGGCGGTGGCAGCCACGCCAGCAGAGCACCGGGCCCAGCTTCAGGGCGGCGAGCAGGGCCCGGTGCTCAGGCTCGTCGTACGGTCTCACGGCGGCCAGGCCCCCTCGGCCAGGTCGATCATGACTTGTGCGATCACGTCGTTGAGGGACGAGCGGGGCGAGAGCACGGACCGGCGGGTGAGCTCGGCGTACACCGTGGACGAGGGCAGGTTCGCCCCGGCCGCGATGCGGGCCACGGCCTCGTCGAGGCGTACGCCCTCGACGGCCGCCCGGTGCTCGAGCCACGTCGTCACAGGACCCGACTCTTCACCTCGACATCGATCACGTTGCGGCCCGCCAGCGGGAGAGTGGGGCCGTCGTTGCGGAGGCGGTAGGCGCGGATGTACCGGGTGTTGGCCTGGCAGCACGAGGGGCACCGGCACGGGGAGCGCTTGAGGTTGTACCGCGCCCGGGTGCCATGCGGTGGTGCAGGCTGCGCGGTGGATCCCCGTGGCACGACCTCGACCGTACCGGCGCGGTATGACACCGAACGGGGATAGGCGGGCAACGACGAGGGGGACGGGGCCGCGGTGAGGTTGCGTTCCCGGGCCCGGCGTACCGCGGCGCGGGCCTCGGCGAGGTGTTGTCCTCGGATGTCGAACAAGCCGTCCTGAACCACGCTTGAACTTTACGGCGATCGTCGCTTCCGTAGAAGCGCCCGTATCGCCCCGGGCCCGGTGACGGGCGGGGCGTCGGTCAGTTCGGGGGGTGGTGGTTCGGCCAGTTCTTCCACGTTCACCGCAGGGCCAGGCCTGTTCCCAGACCCTTCAGGATCTGGCGCGCCGGAATGCGCGCCTGCTTTTCGCCGGGCCCGCTTGAGCGACAGGCGGGCCCGGGCACAGCGCATGACCTGCTCGAATCGCACGACGAACCGGTTCGGGCGCTGGCCGATCTGACCGGCCCGTGACCCGGGGCGCTTGCGGTCATAGAAGCGCTGGACCAGGCCGAGGGCCTCGAGGTCGCGCACGGCACGGCGCACCGATCCGTGGTGGGCGTCGACCTCGGCGGCGAGCACGGCGTAGCGGATGCAGGGCAGGCGGCCGTAGCGCATCTGCAGGCGGTAGAGCTGGCGGAGCACGGCGAGCTCGAGGCGGGTGAGGTTGAGGCCGGCGGCGGCCTCAACGAGCACGGCGGGCGCCGGCCCGACCCTGTGACTGTTGCCGTTGCTTTGAGCCTGGTCTGTCGGGCTAGATTGCACGCAGGTCACCTGCTTCTTTGGCGAGTGGTGGGGACTGGTTCTGGACTGGACCGGTACTGAGGGAACGTGCAAATTCCCCTCGGTGCCGGTCCAGTGCGCATTGTGGCGCTAGTCGCATCTTTGCACGGTAGCTGCATGGTGTTACACCGTGCTGGGCCGGGGTCCTGAAGTGTGCCTGAGGACGGCTACGGTCCCGGGATGGCCGATCCGGCGTCCGTGATGCGTACCGTCCTCGAGGCGCTGGGCCCGACGAACCGGATCGCCCACGCCCTCGTGTTCCGCCTGCACATGGCCGAGGACCCCGTCGCCGAGGCCGAGGTGATCTCCGACGAGCTCGACGACATCTGGGCGATCATCACCCGGCTCACCGAACGCACAGCCGAGGTCCTCGAGGCGGCGATCGACGAGCTCGAGGACGAGGCCAACCGCCCATGAGTATCTGGGCCACGGTCGCGAGCGTGGTCATCCCCGCCCGGGACCCCTACGGGGATGACGAGCCGGGCCCGGCGACCACCATCGACGTGTCGAACACCGCCGGCTATCGGTGCGAGGTTCGCCTGTCGCTCTACCGCGGGACCGGCGAGGGCGAGACGGTGTACCTCACCCTCGACGAGCTCACCGAGCTGGCCAACGTCCTGGCGGTGCTCGTGGCCGCCCACCGCCCATAATATTTCTTATGACAAGCGTGGCCATGCATCGACCGCGCTGGGGGGTCTAGGATCGCGGTTCGCCAAGGCTCACCCCCCGGACCCCCGGGCCCCCCGCCGTTCACCACCGGTCCGTGCCGGGGCGGGGCGGGCGGGGCCCGGGGGGTGAAGGGCTCAGTCCTCGGCGGCGGCGGGGTCGAGGTCCTCGAGCTTCGGGGTGATGATCACGGGGGATCCCGGGATCTCGGGCCGGGTGGTGACGGCCTCGACGAGGGCCCGGCCCAACAGCTCGAGGAGCTCGGGGGGCCCGAACACGGAGAGCACGACCTGCCCCCAGGCGCCACCGTCGCGGACGTCGACGTGCACGAGGGTGGGATGACCGTGCCGGGCGTCGGGGTCGGCGGGCTGGTGGCGGGCCTCGACGGTGGCGACGGTGTCGACATAGATGCTCGGCTCGGACACCCTCATGGCCGCGCCCCCCGGCCGCCCTCGACGAGGATGGCGGCCAGGCCCTCGACCTCGGTGCGCCACCGGGGCGAGGTGCGGGTGAGCTCGAGCATGGCCCGCACGAGCTGGGAGACCTCGACGCCGGCGGTGGCGGCCCAGAGCTTGAGGGCCCGGTGG